CACAACGGTGTCGCCGTCATTGACTCTAACAATCTGTGCATCGTACATTACACCTTGTGGTTGTTTTTGAGCAAATGCTAAACCGGGTACTAGTAATAGAACTGCTAATAATTTTTTCATTGAATTTCCTTTTAAAAAGTTACCACGAACGGCATGACCAATAACGAGCTTTCCATCTTGGTCCTGGATTGTCACAATTGTGTCTAGCTCTAAAACTCTTGCGACGCTTGGGATTTGATTTTTTGATACGCATGTTAGGATCACCAAACTCTACTTTGACTACATTACCATTTGGTTTTCTAACATACACTTTAGATTTTTTTACATCACCTTTCATCTTTTTACCAAGAGGAACATTGCGACCGCGATATTCGGCTTCCTCTAGATCGGTGTCCTGGGATGTTTCAAAATTGACTTCTCTATATACATCTTTTTTGCCATTGATAGGACTGGTAGAATCTTCAGCAGGGGGCATGTTTGAATTTTCTGTAAGGTATCCAACATGCGTTAAAATTCTCATCATTGTGTCATCTGCTTCAATTACTATACCATCTTCCACTAAATCAACAACAACAGTTTCGATTAGGGTTTCGTCTCTTGCGATTTCTAACTCAAATACATCGCCCACAGAAGGATATTCAAATGATTCTTCTACTTGTTCAATATACTCACGCAAGCTTTTCATTATCGTGCTCCTGGGGCTTTAACTGGCTGCTTTGGTGCAGCTGGTTGCTTGGGTGCTGGAGATTTTCCAACAGGTCCTTCATCTGGACTTGGAGGTGCAATACCTTTGTCAGCAGTAAAAATATCAGCAACACCTGTATCGCCTTTTGGTCTCTGAGAATCTACTTCTTTTACTAAAACAGTATTCAGCATCTCTTCAAGATCGGCTTCCATGGTGATTTCTTCTGCCATTGGGTTATCGCCCAGCTTGGGCTTGTCAGCATACTGACGCTTTTCACGATTCAAATCGTTGCCCTGATGAATAATACTGTCAATTGACTGATATTCTTCGTTTGGAGTGTTTACGTATTCAGTTTCACGCTGTTCATCCATCATTTCTTCGTCACGATCAACAACTACCATAGCGGGACGATCTGAACCACCCATGCCTGCTAGTTTAAGCATTGATAATAACTCTTCGGCTTTTTCACCTTGAGCACTAATATTAACACTCTTTGTACCATCGCTGCTCATATTGGTACTAACATTAAATGTGTCCCGTTGATCCATGCCCATGTCACCGCATTCATCTACACGACTTTCGCTTAAACCGGCCAGTCTAGCCAATTCATTTAGAGTGTCGTCTGCAACTGGTTGTTCCACAGTTTCGTTCATGTCGTTACCAAGATCACGAATAATATCATTGTAAAACTGATTGGCTACCCACTGATACGGATCACCGTCTCTGGCTTTAGCTACACCATATGGCATGTCACCACGATCCATATAGTAGTCATACAATGCGTCATACAAATTCTCAGGCATGAAATCGCCTTCTAAGAATTTTTTAACTTCGTGCTTGAATCTATTAACAATGTGACTTAGTGTGTGACCTTCTTCGTCCAACATCATGTTCAAACCTTCATTGACTTTTTGCGGCAAACCTTTGTGTTTGGTCTTGGCAAAGTCTTTGGCATCTGATTTGCTCATGCCCTTGGCTGCTTTTTTCAACTCAGGACTAGCGCCTTTGACTTTTTCGCCTTTTTGCATGGCATGTACCATGCCCATAAATTTTTGCTGTTGTTTACTAACTGCCTTTTCTGTCAAAGCGAGACCACTCAGACGCATCATTTCGTTGAGTTCTTCTTCAAGATCTTTAGTCTCTTCTTCTAATTCTTGTTCTTCTTCCATTGCTACGCCAAAAGGTTTTTTGCTATCTGCGGCAATTTGATCAGGAGTTCTTGATACAAGATTGGTAGACTGACCAAACCCACCCGTAACAGGAATACTATCGGCTGGCTTGGCTGCTTGTGTAGCTGCGGATCCTTCTGCACCAGTGGCTGATTGTGCATAACCACCTGCTTGCGGAGATGCTGCTACATTTACTGGTTCAGTTTTTGCCAATTCTGTTCGACCAGCTGCCAACGTCGGGTCAGTTTCGGGATTGTATTGATCTTTGGTTAAGTCTTGTCCCGCAAACCCAGCTGCTGCTCCTGTAGTCATACCACCACCAATTGCTGCTGCTTTTTGTTGATCCAAGCTTGGTGCGGCTGGCGCTGCCGGAGCTGCCACTGTGGGAGCAGGTGATGTTTGAGGCTTTCCGGTGTAGCTACTTGTGTCTGTTTGTGCAGCAGTGGCTTGACTACCTTTCATGGCATCAACTTTGCCCCTAGCAGCCATGGAATTAGCAGCAGGTTTTGAAACAGATTTTGGAGCAGCAGGAGCTGACTTGACTGTGGAGCTTGGTTTATCTCCTTGAGGCGTTATTAACTTTTGCATAGCAGGGCTCAATCCAAATCCACTTGCGCCGGTGCCTGTTTTTGTTGCTGCAGGTGTTGCTGCCTGCTCGCCTAGTAAATCACTGTACATTCTTAATAATTTTGGATCCATTTTATTTCCTTAGATATAATTGTTAATTATATTATTTTTCTTTTGTTAACTCTGCGGCAGCAACATCAGCAGCAGTTCCTCCTGCTATTGGTGCTGCTAATTTAGGTAAAGTTTTTTGTGCTATTTTTGGTGCTGCTTTACCTAATGCCTTTGCTCCTAATAATGCCCCGCCTACGAAAGGTACACTTGCTAGTGTTCCTGTTATTTCTCCGGCAGTTGTTGCTGTAGGACTTCTTTCTGCTGCCGCTTTGGATAATTCTTGTTGTTTTTGAACTTGTTTGTCGTAATCAGCTTTTCCAGTCAAGGATGATCCTGCTGCTGCTAATTTGTCAGCCAAGCCAAAGGTTGCTGTGTTGGCAAGACTTCTGACAAAATCATCAGCTGTTTTCAATTGATCAATTGCTCTTTGTTCAGCAACGTTTTTTCTAACTATTTCACCAATTTTCATCTTTGTCCTGCTAAACGCAAAATTTCCTTTATTTCTTTATTTACCGATTTGAGTTCAGGTTGTAATCTAGACTCAGAAACTGCTACTTTTTGATTTTGCAATTTGTCATTTGTTGAATTGTCTGGTTCTTCGGGCTTGTCATTGATCTGTCCGGCCGACGCAGTTGTTGGGTACACTGCCGGAACAGTGCCTGTAGTATTAACTGTACCTGCCGACGGAACAGGATCTGCTTTAGTCATTTGAGATCCTGGTACACGTTGTGCGGCTGCTCTTAATCTATCTACTTCTGCTTGTGACTTTTTCATGTACTGATCGATGCTTAATTCGCCACGCTTGTAAAACCTAGGCTCAGGTTGTACTATTTTGTCTAACTTCTGTGCTAGTGTTTGTGGTTTTTCTGCGGTATTATCGGTGGCTGGAAATTTTCCAGATGTTTGATCTCCTGATGTAGGCTTTGCAGCTTGAGGCGTCGTTGTGCCTGTCGAAGCCACAACAGGTGTGGCTGTGGACACTGCTGTTGCTATTTTTTTATAATCTGCGGGTTGCATTTGTTCGGCTTGTGCCAGTGCAGATTTTCCAAGTGCGGTACCAGGAGCATAAGCTTTGCCACCTACCATGGTAATGAGTGCCTGATGTGCAGTTCGTTGATCAGCTGCCTGTAGTTTGTCTGCGCCGCGACTTTTTAAATATTGAATAGTGGCCGCTTGACCCAATGACGGATTCTTTAACAACAGATCTGGATCCTTAATCAATGCTCCTTTAAGGCCTAGAGCTTTATCTAGTTCTGCATAATTGCTTTTGCCGGTAATTTGGATAGGGCCGCGGCCGCGATACTTGTAGCCGTCACCTGTATCAGTATTACCAATTTTTCCACCATAGGCATAATTGAGAAATTTTTCGTTGTTTTGTTTTAAACTTGTTAACTCAGCATCTGACATGTTTTGTAGCTGTGGAAATACTGTCTTAAGTCTTTTGTTGGATGTACCTGACCAACTCATTTCTCCAACATTACGACCACCTGTTTCGTGTTGAATGCGAGCAAGTATGGCATTTCTGACCATGGGATTTGGAAAGTTTTTTTCCAATTCCCGCATAAAGTCAGCGGTTTGTTCGCTTACTTGAATCTTTTTTTTTACACTTTCGTTGGCTTCTTTACCCCATTGACCAAAACGTTCGTCTTGACTCTGTCTGATTTGATCAACATAATTGCCGATGTTAGATGTAGTACTATCATCCGAACCGTCTTGATCCTGAGCCGAAGGTTCTCCGGAAGAATCTGATGGTTTGGCTGCTTGCGGTGTTTCTGCGCCAGTGGCAGGTGTGTCAGTTGCCGCTGTGGCTGGTTCACTGGTATCACCAGAACCCACAAATCCTTTAACTACATTAGCAGCGGTACCTGCTGTTTTTCTAGCAGCAGATCCGAATGCTTCGCCTGATAAAGGATCTTGTTCGCCGGCCAAATGATATGCCATTGTGCCACCTGCTGCTGTGTAAATTGGATGTCTAGCCATTGCTCCTGCTACTTTAGATCCTAGTCCCGGACCTTTGAGTGCTTTTAATTCTGCTTTTAGTTTAGCGTCAGCAACTTGATCCGCCAACGAAGGTTGAACAGCGCCCGGTGAAGGAGCAGTAGTCGGTGGAGCCGCAGGTCCTGACACTGACTGTCGCTGCGCAGGCGTCATTTGTTTCCATTGCTTTTTAGGAATATTGCTTGGACGTATCGCCGGTGCAGGAGGCGGTGGCGGAACATTAGGTACTGCTGGTCTTGCACCACCACGAACTGCTGATCCTAATTTAGAAAGACCTTTACTAATTAAACTAGTGACACCTTCGTCAACGATTTCTTTTATTTTCATTATGCAAACTTATCTTTTTTAGGACGACCACGACCTTTTGGTCTTGTATCAACGTCTGCGCCTCTCTCTACTGCATCATAATCACGCTCGTGCTTGACACCTTTTGCAGTTGTAGTTTTTTTACCATGCGAGGTTTTTCCTTCTTTTTCACGCATACGCTTTTCTGCATCGCTTACTGTAGGAAAGCCTTCTTTGACAGGGTAAGTTTTACCATCTACATCAAAACTATCTTTTCCTTGTGCTCTAGCTTTAACCAGTTCGCCACTGAATTCATTGCCTTCATCTTTTTGTTTTTTCTTAGCGCCGGCAATTTTGTCAGCGTAGGTAATTTTATTTTTAGGCTCTGCTAGTGCAGCGAATTTTTTCTGCGCAGGCGACAACATATCCTCGTTGTAGCTGTCTTCATCCATCTTGTCATGCTTGGCGCGGATCTTGGCCATTTTTTCTTTGCTAGCACCTTCGCGGCCGGCTTGCTGTAGCGCCTTCATGCCTGTTTCGCCGTATTTCTTTTTACCAAGATAAGCTTGTAAGCCACTTTCTTCAACTTCGGATTCTGATACTTTTTTCTTGAAGCCTTTATATTTTTCTGTCAATGATTCTTCAACTCTCTTAACAGCTTCAGCAATAGCGCCTTCTTTCACGTTGTGCTTGGACTTTTCTTTTTCCTTGCTTTTTTCTTTGTTGTCAGCTTGCTTATCCATACTCTTACTCTCTTTAAGAGTCTGTACTTTTCCTTCAAGAGTATTAATCTTGTTTATGATGTCGTAGATGTTATTGCTCATTATTTTTTTCCTTTAACGGGTGGTAATTTGTTTTGTTGGCTTCCTACTGGGCTCTTGCTGCCTTGTGGCAATTGATTGGTTGTTGCAGCTGGCCGGGTTCTTTCACCTGCTCTACCGCTAACTAAATCAGCGTCTGATTCCAGTGCTACCATTTTTGGACTTTGTTGATCTAGTTCTTTTAATAGGCTGTCTTTACGTAGAGTACCTACTAGATCTTGAGCTCCCGGTACATCTTGTAGCTCACTGTTTAACAACAATGAACCTTCATGATCTTTACCGTATGCTTCAAATGCATCGTTGTCGTCGGCCTGGTCTTTGCCATAAACGCACACCCACTCGGCCTGCATGCCAGTGCGTTCTTTTAACAATTGTGCAATTTGCGGTGCTGTAACTGGGTAAGCCAGTTCTGCTTCAAATTGCCAGCACTCGCAAGGACCCCATTTGGGAAATTCTCTATGCTCCTGAATTGGTAGACTCTTTGGCTTTGTTATGCTTACCAACTCGTAGGCGTTTAAAGCATTTTTTATATCTTCCATAATTTCGCCAGGATTCTGTTTAGCTACCTTGATGCGAAAATCGTATGTTGTGTTTCTTTCTGCAATATAAGCATGAAGACTTTTCATGGTTTTATCCTCTTATAGAGTATTTATGTGTTTTTATTCTTTTGAAGAATCTGGTCAAGCAGGGCATTTCGGTCTAGAATTACGCCCTGCCCTTCAATGGGTTTATCTTCTGGATTTTCTTTACTTATTTGATGATCCAGTCTGGCTTTTTGTAACTGTAACTGCACCATACGTAATTTTTTGTCCATTTTGGCTGTTTTAGCGGTAATAGCATGTCCTAGCAATGTGCCGGCAGTTTGAAACACCACTCCGCCAAAACGGGGATCCATGTTCATGCCAAGATCCATAAGATCTTCAAACTTGCTCTTGGCTAGATCAGCCAGTTCGTCCATTTCTTGATCGCTTGCCTCAAGATCTCTCACAGTTGGAAGTGCTATATCAATCTTGTCAATTGCTTCGTCGACTTTGGCTATTATCTCTTTGTTTTCTACTATATTTTGTAGAACCTCTGAGTTCTCGGCCGAATCTGTTGATGGGATATCTGGTAGGTCAAAAAGTTCGGATAGTTTTTTGGTCATGCTCGTATTTATCGAGCTCGTCCTTGGTGAAACATTTCGGCTTCAGTAAGTACTCTGAATCGTAAACCGTTTTCTTTAGCCCATGCATTAGCTGCTTGCCATTTGTGCATATTGAGCACCGCTGCGGCTTGATCTCTTACACTTTTTCCTGCTGCTTCCAGTGTAGTCTGTTTGCCTGGTTTAATTTCAATCAATTCGCCAAGACGTGCACCTGCTTTATTTTGATAAATGATTAAAAAATCAGGAACATAAATTGTGTTACGATTAGTAAAAGGATTGCGATAAGGAATATGAATAGCTTCACTTGCCCACTGAAGCACTGCTGGATTATTGTCACAAAATCGCATAAAGCTATGCTCCCAACTGCTTCTATAATGAGGTGCTTTTTTCCCTACATATTTGTCGGGGTTTAAAATCTGATAGAAGCCGTTGGCATACTTGCTCATTAAAACTTAATTGTCCTTGCAATATATTTGTTCAAAGTAGGATTGACTCTAATTCCCAAATAAGAACTTCCTACTCTTTCTAGATTCAAAAAAGCTACAAGGTATTCGTCCAGCTGACCTGCTGAAAATTTTTGAAACTCTCGCAGTATATCCATTGGATTACTACCTTGTTTTATGCTGGTATAAATTACTGCGCTGGCCAATGCTTTTGCAGACTCTTTATTATCAGTAACAGTTTCAAAATAACTTATAATGGCCGCATCAATATTAGATGAAACATCAACAGGCACTTCAAAAAAATTATTAAAATAATTTTTGTAATCTCTTAAAGTTATGTAATCTAAATTTACACGATCAAGATTGGTTGCGTGTTTAATGGGATTTAATTGTGACATTATTCTTTTGCTATTCTTTGATTGCTTGGTACCTTGGGTAATTTCACGTTTAACTTCATGATTTTTTGTTGTTGAATTAGATTGTCAGTGGTATTTGATATTATAGAATTAACTGTTTCTTTAGTTAATCCACTGGAATTTCCAAACAACGATGTAGTTAAAGGTAAGCTATTAGATATCATTATACTGGCGCCGGTGGTGTAGAGGTTCCTGCATAGCCAGGCGACTCTGATAAAACTGCGAGATTTGTTTCGTTTATAAAGTTCTTTACTTCACGCGACGCAATAGTTGCCGACGGTGAAATCAAAGATGACGCATATGGAGTTTTAAGTAAAGGGTTACTGCCATTTGTTGACACCACTTGATTTGTGCCAGTTACAAATGCCGAAGCAGTGGCCGCTGATCCTGATACAACAGCAGTTGTACCTTGAGGAATTCCCGACAATGTCAATCCACTGCCGCTATCTAACGATCCAACTGCGGATCGTAACGATTCTTGTTGTTGTTTTACTGCCGATGCTAAAAAATCAAACGAAGGCTGAGCTTGTGAACTAGACACATCACCTTTTTTATCTACGTTATAAATTTGATTCAATGACCCTCCGGTCATTTTACCACTGGCATTAGTAACCACTCCTTTAACATTGTTAGCTAAATTTTGTGCTGTACTTGTACTAACAAATGCTCCTGTATTGACACTGGCTGCTGACGTTGCATTGACACTACCTATTCCTGCAACTGCTGCTGCTCCAACTGCAAGTACTCCACCGCCAACGGCACGAAGATTAACTGATGATCCGTTACTGGTTGCTATACCAGGAGCCATTGCCAACGACCCTGAGGAATTCTGCAATCCCGGAAAGTTTTGTATGGTCAATGAACCTGCTGTTGGTATAAAAAATCTATCTCTTGGATCTTTGCCTTTGATCATGTCAGTTACTGCTGTAGTCAATTCAGATTGGGCCAATCCTGATAAATTTACATCCTTGTTTGTGTTAAAAGCTCTAACCGCTTTAAAGGCTGCTGCACCAAAGTTTCCGCCGCTACCGTCTCTAAAAATATCATCCACTGCATTCAATATACCGCCAGGTCCTAATATACTGTTTGTGCCGCCGCCGGCTGGTGTTAGTGGACTAGGTGATTTATCATAATGTAAATCAGCGAATCCTTTTACTGTATTTTTTGTAACAAACCCGCTTGCATACAGTACAGTTTCGTAGACAACCGACATTGTACATTCCATTCCTGTGCCACTGCTGGTATTGTGAGCGCCATGCTGAAATGTAACTATTGTTGGATTGACAAGGGTGTATTCACTAAATCTTTTTTGATGCAAGCTATAAATTCTTATTGATTTGATATACTGTTGTTCATTCTGAGAATCAAAAGATCTAGGACTGTAGCCAAATCTATTTAAAACATTTCTCTGAGTGTCGTTGTACAACGAAGGAGCATAATGAACTGGATTAACAGCTCCCGATGTACTAGAATATCCTATATCTAAATCTCTGTAGTAGTATGTAAGATAATCATACCAGAGGCCTCTTACAACATTTGCTTGATCATCGTGAAATGTAATGTTTATGTCGTTGTATGTAATTTTGGTTTGTACTACATTGGGTCTATTATATTCATTTAAAGTTTTAGCTTGAATATTGAACTTTGGCAGATCTACCGACTTAACAAGCATGCCATGTTCAATCAATTTCATACTATCGTTTATTTTGGTCAGCTGAGGATCTAGATCAAAAAACACATGAAAGATCCAGTCTGATTTAGGTGCTAACCTAAAATTATTGTCAACAAATAACCGCGCGGCATGTTGGCGATCTTTTATTTGATCTCCGCGGACTAGCTGTTTTAAAAACCCATCAAATATATTTGGCATGTAAATATTTATTCAAAAAAAAACCCAGGTTGCCCTGGGTTTTTGATATATTTTTTTGATTAACCTGTAATCAACGTTCCAACGGTTCTTCCTACAGCAGTACCAATACCAGTACCAGTCGGAGATTGAATAGCGTTATCGTAAGTGACACTTAAGGTAATCATGGCAGGTTCACTGGAAGCATAATTCATTTCTCCATAATTCACCGAAGTCAAAAATGCTCCATACAATTCCCAGGTTTCTAGTACTGTTGCAGCATTTGCACCATTACCGCCATCTAACATTTCAAACTTGAGTACAAATTTATAATCAATACCAGACGAAGCTGAAGATTGTTCTGCAAAATCAAATTGTTTCTGAATTTGTTCGCCTACTAATTTGGATACATTGCCGCCAGCATCGTCACGTAAATTAACAGTAACAGGTTCCCAACTTGGTTTACCAATTAAGTTTACTTTACTGTTGTAAACTTCTACAACAAAAGGATTAAAGTTAACATTTGGTCGACTGATGTCAGAAACTTGCTTAGTCATTTCTACTCTATCTGTACTAACACCAAAATTTTCAAATATCGCACGGAAGCGATATTTCATCTTAGGCATTAGTAAACCTTGTGTCGATGCACTTTGGTTTGTAGCCAAAGGCACTGTAAATCTTGTTAACGAAGCTATTGCCATTTAAATTCTCCTATTATAGGTATTTACCTTTTTATACAAGGAAAATATTAGGATCGTTAAATCCTAATATATACCTATATTAAATTCCTGCTGCTATGTCACCTGGGTTTTTCAAACGAATCGGAATGTAAATAAATTCAACTGCTTTAACAGGCTCAATTGCAATATCAACATACAATTCATTTCTTGCTATACGAGTTGGTGTATTATTTGACTCATCACATATGACCAAATAATCATATACTCCTCGTTTGGCTACCAGGTCATTGATTGCACCGCTTATAATGTTTGCAATTTGATCTCTAGTGATCTTGTCGTTAGGTTCAAAC